AATTGGTATTATGAGACAGAGGAGGTTGCGATCAGTATTACCTAGCAACCTCCGTCCCGGTCCCATGGTTGTCCGGACTGACATAGTTTAATATGTTGTTGTCCAGCAACCTCATCCGTCCCAAGTCTACCCGCTGGGTATTCACGCATAACAACTACTCTGAGGATGATGAATCTCTCATTGCCGCCTTCTTTACTGTTGATTGCAAGTACGGTATTTTTGGTCGCGAGATCGGAGCTGGAGGTACGCCTCATCTACAAGGGTTCTTCGTCTTGGACTGCACTGGTTCTCGGTCTCTTGATTGGGTGCGCGCTCGGTTTCCAGTTGCCGGAGTTCATTTCGAAGTTGCGAAAGGAAGTTCCAAGCAGGCCGCCGACTATTGCAAGAAGGACGGCGACTACCGTGAATTTGGCACACCCTCGGAGCCCGGAAGACGCAACGACCTCCACGATGCCTTTGAGTGGGGAAGACAGTTTCTTCTCGAACACGGGCGAGCCCCTACAAGTCCGGAGATTGTTCGATCGGGACACCACGCCGTTTACATCAAGGCCCCCCGGTTTCGGCCAGCTTTAATGAAGATGGTCGAGGTGCAGAAACGCTTGGCGTACGATTCGCTCCGTGATTGGCAGACAACTCTCAAGGACGAACTCCTCCAAGATGCAGATGACCGTAAGATTATTTTCTATGTCGACAGCGTTGGTAATTCTGGCAAGTCTTATTTTTGCCGTTGGATGTTGGAGAATTATCAGGATCTGGTACAGTTGATGTCCGCTGGAAAGGAGACAGATCTCGCTTACATGGTTGAGGAACACAAGAAGGTATTCCTCTTTGATATTAGCCGTGGCCGCTTGGAGTATTTGCAGTACAGTATCCTCGAGGCCCTTAAGAATGGATTCGTTCAGAGTAGTAAGTATGCTTCCCTGGTCAAACACCTCAATTTCAAGGCGCACGTTGTTGTCTTCACGAACGAGCATCCTGATCTCGAGAAGTTGTCCGCGGACCGTTACGATATTCGTGAAATCTAGTACTCATAACCTATTTATAGCTGTGAGTCGGATGGTTCTCTAATTTGATTGATCTATATGTATTTATGATCCTCTAACTAAGGAGATTACTGGTTGGGCCATGGCTTATTTTGACATGCTCCAACCATATTCCCTTTGGAAGATGCGGTAGAATGCCGCAACTTCTAGGTCTGTAAGTCGGAATCAGTTGGGGGGTAGGTGGTAGCCATATTCCGGGTGCAGAGCGAGGCAAGATGGCTGAAGGCGGAAGGGGGGCCCTCCCTGAACAGCGAATGCCTCTGAGTACCCCGTACGACGACTACCTACTGAGTCTACGGATCCTTGAAGTATGTCTTCCAAACTAGCTGGTACTGCCAGTACGTAGGACCTGGCGTTTCACCAACCGATTGGTAAGGATCATACGAGAACCAGACTAGGTAAAACATTTTATCTTGAAGGGCGTCTCCGGAGAACTCTTCTCTGCATTTTACTTTCGTGTTGAATTTCAACCACTTCTTGACAACACCGATGCCGTTGCCGTTACCATCATGACCAACTTTGATGATACGATCGAAATGGGTCTTGAATCGCTTGTTATCGATCTTGTAGTTCATGCAGGCTAACTTGTTCTCTATGGCTGAGAAGGAGACTGTGTCTGACTCAGGATTCACGAACATCTGCGTTGCAGAACTTGGAGTGATGGTACTCAACTGAGTCTTGGCTTCGATGACCATTACACGGAAGAACATAGGCCTGACGAAACTACCCACGGCCCCATTGGAGTAATTGATAAAGTGGAAGTTGATGCGTGACCCAACCAGGAAGTATTCCAAACCTTCGCGGAAGTTCCAACGTGAAGTATTGTCATACGATGCCTGTTGGGCAATGTTGTTCAGTTGAAGAACGTTGTATGACGTGGTATCGAGTGCGTCACGCGTGCTGACGAGACACTCACCAATAGTACGTGTTTCTGTTTCTTTACCAATCACGGACTTGATTTTCTTAGCCAAGGACCGGGACCGACTTTTTGGCCGGGATCTTTTGGCCCGTCGACGAGTGCGTCTCATCCTACGTGATTTCAACATGTTGGAATTGGTATTATGAGACAGAGGAGGTTGCGATCAGTATTACCTAGCAACCTCCGTCCCGGTCCCATGGTTGTCCGGACTGACATAGTTTAATATGTTGTTGTCCAGCAACCTCATCCGTCC